TGGTACAAGTCCTATAGCTTTAGGGATGAAAGATCTTCTTGATGCTCAAGTAAATTTGAATAATGCTAACAAAAGAAGTATTTTAAAAAAATTAAATGAAGGTGAATATGAGACATTTGATTCTGTATCTCAAGCATTAACACAACCTAGCATTAGTCAAAGTGAAGTTATAAAAATAATGCGTTTCTTTGATGATAATCCTGATCTTAAAAAAAATATGAGAACTGTAGTTCTTCAAGACATTTTATCCGTTGTTGATGACCAATTATTTTCTAATTCTAAAAATGCTGGATCTTTAAAAGAAGTTTTAAACAAATATAAAAGTGGAACTTTAAAAGAAATATTAGGGAAAGATACAGAAGCTTCTCTACAAGAATTTGCTAATACATTAGTAGATTTAGGTGATGTTGGAAAAGAAGGTTCTATAGCTGCTGGTAGTGTTTGGGCAAACTTTTTTAAACATCCAATTAATACTCTTACTACACTTGGTAGAGCAAAAGTTATTGCTGGTGCAATATCAACTCCACAGGCTGCCAAAACTTTCTTAAAAGCTAGAAGAGCAGCAGGTGATGATCCAAGAGCGCAAGCACAAGCAATGTTAGGAGCTATTAATCAGTCTATGGTAGATGAAGGAATGGATGTAGGTGGTGCTGCATCTAAAGCAGGAAAAATTATTGGTGGTACATTTAGAAATGTAGCTAGAACAAATAGAGCAATTCGTCAAACATTGCCTAGAGGAGTTGGGTTAGGTTCTTTTCAACAAGCAGAAAAACCTCAAATAGATATTCAACCTCAAGCTGGAACTTCATTATCAAACATAGATATGTTTAGCCCTAAAACTACACCTACAAGACCATCTGCTCCACTTTCTCCAATTCAACAAATTAGACAATCATCTATAAGAAAACTTGCAGCACGAGATCCATCTGTTGCAGCTAGTCTTTTAGGAGGTCTAGGTAGTGCATCGTTACTTAATCGCTAAGAGATCCTACGCCTCTTGATACAGGGTTTTTACTTCCAAACTCAACAACCTCGTTTCCATAGCGAATTTCGTATTCACTATCAACAAGCTTTGATACCTGTTGACCAATGGACCTGTGTTCTTCTTTAGAAATTCGAGCCAGTTTTTTGTAGGTTTCTATTCCAATACCTACAGATTTAAATTTACTAACGTCTGGCATTCTGTTATTCTCCCACAAATGGCTATAAAAACAACATATAATCCCAAGTTCTTTAAGTCAAGAAGTAAGTATGGTGCNAAGAAGACTGTAGTGGATGGTATAACCTTTGATTCCAAGTGGGAATCTGAACGCTATGGTCAACTTAAAGCTATGGAACGTGGTGGTCTTGTCACTGAGCTAGAATTACAGGTGCCTTATATAATAGAAGTCAACGATCAAAAGATTTGTAAGTACATAGCTGACTTTCGATACAAGCTCGAACACGCTAATGGCACTATAGAAGATATAGTCGAAGATGCAAAAGGAGTCGAAACACCAGAGTTTAAGTTAAAGAAAAAGCTAATGAAAGCAGTGTTTGATATAGAGATTTACTTATCCAAAAAAAAATAGATTGACATTTACAGAAATGTGTGCTTATATGTATTTCCGAAGCTGATATCCCAATCAGCTATAAACAAAATCAAAGGAGGGCATAATGCCTGATACAAATCTATTCACCCAGCGTGACTCTGTTAGAGATCGTATGGCACAGGATAAGATCCTGTTAAAAGAACTTAACGAACAAATTGAAGGTCGATACCTTGAGATTGCAAAGTCTCAACTCCATGAGGATGGTAAGGACTTTGGCACGACAACGATTGTTGATAATGACAAGAGCGTAAAAGTTCAAGTCAAAAAACGTGTCGAGTGGGATCAAGAAGCACTAGAGCGAATCAGTCAATCTATGAGGACTGATCTTGTTGACCATTACGTTAAGAAGACATTGAGCATTGAGGAGAGAAAATACACGGCTGCTCCCCCTGATCTTCAACGTCTTTTCCAAGAAGCTCGTACTACTAATATTAGTGGTGCTATCATTGAAGTCGTGGAGGAGTAAAAATGGCATTAGCAATTATTGATGCAGAAGCAAGAATGAAAGAAAAACGTGGTCACAAGATTGTGGTCATAGGTTCAAGTGGGGTGGGTAAAACCACCCTTGCTCGAACACTGGACAGTGATACGACACTGTTTATGGATTTAGAAGCTGGGGATGCAGCCATTGAGGGTTGGCCCCTTGATGTTATTCGTCCCCGAACATGGGCAGAATGTAGAGACTTTGCCTGTTACTTAGGGGGAGCGAACCCATCACTATCCGACGATCAACCTTACAGTAAGGCTCACTATGATTATGTGTGTCAAACTATGGGTGATCCGGGGGATAGTTTATCAAAATATGAAACATTATTTATTGATAGTATTACAGTTGCAGGACGGTTGTGTTTCCAACACTGTATGCAACAGCCTGAGAATAAGTCTGACCGATCAGGTAAGCTTGATACGAGGGCTGCTTATGGAATGCACGGTCGAGAAATGATGGGATGGTTAACACATCTTCAGCATATTCGTGAAAAGAATGTTGTTTTTGTTGGCATCTTAGATGAGCGTACTGATGATTACAGTCGAAAAGTTTATGAGTTGCAGATTGAAGGATCGAAAACGGCTCGTGAATTACCGGGAATTGTTGATAATCTTATCACAATGGCAATTCTTACAGGAGATGAGGCGACAGGTCCCTACAGGGCTTTTGTGTGTCAAACTCTTAATCAGTGGGGATACCCAGCAAAAGATAGGTCGGGTAGACTTGAAGTATTAGAAGAGCCACATCTTGGTAAACTTCTAGCAAAGATGGGCGGTGGGGTTACACAAGCTGAAAGACCGCTTAACTTTGTTGATCCAAAAACTCAAAATCAAAGCGAAGGAGAAAATGAAAATGCTTGATTTAAATAATGTACCAGAAGATAATAAAAGTGGGGATTTTGAATTAATTCCTGTAGGCACTGTAGTTCGTGCGATTGTAAAACTAAAGGGTGGAACAACAGAACTGCCTGAGTTTGGTCAAGGTCAGTGGTTTAAAACTTCTGCATCATCAAAAGCAAAGTGGGCTGAAATTGAGTTCACGATTGTTGGTGGTCCATATGATCGAAGAAAAGTGTGGGATAACATTTTTGTTGATGGAGATAAGCTAGGTGAAAGCGGAATGCCAATGGCAAAAGAAATTGGCTTGCGTACTCTCAAGGGTATTATTGATAGTGCCTTTTCTCTTGATCCATCCGATCAATCTGAAAATGCCCAGAAGTCACGAAAACTTTCTGGTATTGGTCAACTCAATGAGAAAGAGATTTGCATGAAGGTTGGTGTTAAAAAAGGCACCAATGGCTACGCAGATCAAAACAAAATGATGGTAGCGTTAACTCCAAATAACAAAGATTTTATTTCGAGTTCTGGTGGTGGATCTACAGTTGCAGCCACGGCTCCAGCACAAGCCCAAACTGTTACAGGTACGTTAGCTCCTCAAGGCAATGTACCGAGTTGGGCGCAGTCATAATCCAACGGCAAGGTCACCTTTGTACCTGTTGGGAACACGAATGAGGGAGCGTGTGCCGTTTAACTCCCTCACCAATTATAAGAGGTTACAATGTTGCTTAGACCATATCAAGAAGTTGCAATTAAAGACGCTAGTAAAGCGTTAGATAAGCACTCCAATACAATCGTAGTTGCTCCGACAGGGGCAGGGAAAACAATTATGTTATCGGCACTGGTCGGTAACAGACATAAAAAGAATAAAAGTGTGTTGATCTTACAGCACAGAGATGAACTCGTTTCACAAAATAATATTAAGTTTGGTAAGGTTAACCCGAACATTTCTACGTCAATTGTAGATGGGACACAAAAGAACTGGGATGGTGACGTTGTGTTTTCTATGGTGCAGACGCTATCAAGAGAAAACAATCTCTTAACAATGCGTCCCTTTGATATGCTTGTCATTGATGAAAGTCATCATGCAGCAGCCGAAAGTTATAAGAAAGTTATTCGTAAAGTTCGTGAAGATAATCCTACTTCCGAAATTGTGGGCTTTACCGCTACACCTAATCGTGGCGATAAAAAAGGTTTGCGAGATGTGTTTAACAATTGCTCACATCAAATCGAAGTGGCGACACTTATTCGTGAGGGCTTTCTTGTACCGCCTAAAGCATTTGTAATTGATGTTGGTGTTCAAGAAGAACTGGATGATGTTAGAAAAACAGTTGATGATTTCGATATGTCCGAAGTTGAGGGCATTATGAATACGACTGTTATTAATGAACGTGTTGTGCATGAATGGAAAGAAAAGGCTATTGATCGTAAGACAATCGTGTTCTGTTCAACAATTCGTCATGCACAGGATTTGGTCGAAGAGTTTAAAAAATCTGATGTTGTAGCCGACATTGTAACAGGTGAAACACCAAAAGAAGAACGCAAGCAAATCCTAGAAGATTTAGAGTATGGAGACATTCAAGTTGTTGTGAACGTGGCAGTATTAACAGAGGGCTTTGATGCCCCTCCTGTGGCGTGTATTGTCCTTACAAGACCATGCAGCTACAAGTCTACAATGGTGCAGATGATTGGTCGTGGTCTACGCACGATTGATCCAGAACTGTATCCCGGTCTTATTAAAAAAGATTGTATTGTGTTGGATTTTGGTACATCTATTCTCACGCACGGCTCTATTGATGATCGTGTGGATCTTGATGGGTCAGATAAGCTAAGTGAAGGTCAGGGACCAGAGAAGTCATGTCCCGAATGTCACGCTGATGTCCCACTTAACTCCAGAGAATGTCCTATGTGTGGGTTTGTATTTGGATCTAATCAAGACGTATCAGAAATTAGTAACTTTGTAATGAGTGAATTTGAGTTACTTGAACACTCACCGTTTCGTTGGATTGATATGACAGGCAACGGTAGAATGATGATGGCATCTGGGTTTAATGGATTTGGCATTATAGCGACAGTTGGCGAAAACTCAATCGGAATTGTTAAGAAAAAGAACGGTCAGGTCAGAACTGTTGCGATTGGAACAAAAGAACAGGCTATTGCTGCCTCTGATGATTTTCTAAGAGAGATCGAAAGCACAGACGCTGCCAACAAAACTAAGCGGTGGCTTAACGAACCTTTATCTCAAAAGCAGAGAGATCATTTAAGATCACAAGGTATGGTAGTGAGTGGGTTTGATTTTTCTTTTAACAAGTATAAGGGTGCGTGTTGGTTAAATTATCTGTGGAACAAAAAAGTAATTGATAACGTAGTAACAACGAATGGATACAAGTATGCAGCGTAGTGAAATACTAGATAAGGCGAAAGAACTGGTCAATGGTGACCGAGCAAAAGATTATGGTGATGCTTATCTTAATCATAAACGTATTGCAGATTTATGGTCAGTTATTCTTGAAAAAGAAATTAGTGTATCGCAAGTTTATTTATGTATGATGATGGTTAAGGCATCTCGTTTGATGCACGGTAAATCGTTAGACCAGTGGGTAGATATATGTGGATACGCAAGTTTAGGGGGCGAAAATGAAAACCGTTGAGATAGATATATCAATGACTATTGCTCATGGAATAAACTTAAAAGAACATGAGTACAAATCTGTAATGAAATTAAAAGAAGTTAATGATGATATTATTAGAAGTATTGTTTCTAAAATACTAGACGAAGAAATGGAGTTGGTTGGCGGTCTTTATTTATGTTCAAAAGCTTATATTAAAGTAGATAGCGAACCATACTTAAAGTTGGCTATAATTAATGATGAGTTTAAAGAAGACGCAGATGAAACATATCATTGAGAATGATATTGTTAAGGAAGTATTGAAGGTTTTTAAAGGGTCGAAAATAATCAAAGTGGGAGATTTTACATTGGAAAAAAAAGAAGAGCCTATCATGGCGTTTGCAAATGCTTGCAAACACATTGGGTGGGATACAAAATTACAGGATCTAACGACAGATCAAGTTGAGGGTTTAATATTTATTGTGCAGGAGTCGGGAGATATAACAGATGGAAAAGACCTTAATAGATTGGAACAATCTCACATTAAGTGGTCAGGCGGTAAGTACCCTCCATCGTCAGGAATTCCGTTCTGATAAAATAAAAGAAATTTCTGATGTTATTGATAAGTCGATTGTCGATAACAATAAAAAAAGACCAAGACGAAAATATTTGGGTGGCTCAAGTTTGGGAGAGGAATGCTCACGAAAAATACAATATCGGTATATGGGTACAGAGCCAGATCGGGAGAAAGAATTTAATGCTAAGACGTTGCGTATCTTTCAATTTGGTCACGAAATAGAAGATATGAAAGCTGAATGGATTAAGCAATCAGGGTTTGATTTACGCACGGTAGACAAGCAAGGCGAACAATTTGGGTTCTCTATAGCTGACGATCAGATAAAAGGGCATATAGATGGAGTGATATGTGCAGGTCCTGTAGAGCTACAATATCCTATGCTTTGGGAGTGCAAATCGGCAAACGATAAGAAGTTT